CGGCGAGCGCCTCGCTTACCACCGCGGCTTCCTTGCCCGCGAGACCTCGCCGCTGACGCAGCTGCTGCCCGACGCGGAGCGGCTCGCCCTGCTGCGGCTCGCCAACCGCGCCTGGGCGCTGGCCGAGGCCGGCCTCGCGCACCTCGTCCAGCGCCGCCACGGCGAGGAGGACTACTCCTATCTCATCGTCGCCCGCCCTCGGCCGCACCGCGTCGCGCCCTCCATCCTGCCGGCGATCCTCGCGGAGGCAGCATGATGGTCGTGCCGCTCTCCAACCGCCCGACGCTCGACGCCGTGCGCCGCATGCCGGTCGGTGAGGTCATCGCGCTCCCTCCCGAGCATCTCGCGCTGCTCCAGCAGGACGCCCGCGAGGCGCTGGACGCCGCCAGGCGCATGCAGGACTGGATCGAGGCCGCCATCGCGCTGCGTTACGAACAGCGCGCCATCGCCGCCCGCGCCGCCGCCGGCAAGGACACCGGCACGGTGCGCTTCCAGGACGGCGCGGTCGAGGTCGTCGCCGAGCTGCCGAAGCGCGTCGAGTGGGACCAGGCCCGGCTCGCCGCACTCGCCGAGCAGATCCGCGCCGGCGGCGAGGACCCGGCCGAATACGTCGAGGTCAGCTTCAAGGTCCCGGAGCGGGCCTATGCCGCCTGGCCCGAGCGCATCCGCCAGGCCTTCGAGCCGGCGCGCACGGTCCGCACCGGCAAGCCGAGCTATCGGCTCACCATCCTCTCGGAGACGGCCCGCCGCGACAGCCCGCATGCCGGCAGCCTCGGGAGCATCGGCTGATGGCGCTGCGCATCGTCACCGCCGACGAGCGGCTCTCGGCCGGGGCGAACAAGACCACCATGGCCCTGTTCGGCCCGAGCGGCGTCGGCAAGACCAGCCTGCTCAAGACCCTGCCGGCCGAGGCGACGCTCTGCATCGACCTCGAGGCCGGGCTGAAGTCGGTGCAGGACTGGCGCGGCGACAGCATCCCCGTGCGCTGCTTCGAGGACGCGATCGACCTCGCCTGCCTGATCGGGGGCGTGAACCCGGCCGCCGACCCCAACGGCTACTTCTCCGCCGCACACCACCAGCATCTGCTGGCCACCCATCCCGATCTCGCCCGGCTGCTCGCCGGCAAGAGCATCGTCTTCCTCGACTCGATCACCGATCTGACCCGGCAGGCGATGGCCTGGGCCAAGACCCGGCCGGAGGCCTTCTCCGAGCGCACCGGCAAGCCCGACACGCGCGGCGCCTACGGCCTCATGGCCCGCGAGGTGATCGGCCTGCTGAAGCACCTGCAGCACGCCCCGGGCAAGACCGTGATCATGGTCGGCATCCTGGAGCGGGTCACCGACGAGTTCGGGCGCGTCTCCTGGCAGCCGCAGATGGAGGGCGGCAAGGCGGGGCGGGAGCTGCCGGGCATCGTCGACCAGGTGGTCTCGATGGCGCTGTTCTCGCGTGATGCGCAGGGCGCGCTGGTGCATGACCCGGAGCGCGGCACCGAACGCCGTCTCGTCTGCCGCACGGCGAATGCCTTCGGCCTGCCGGCCAAGGACCGTTCCGGCCGCCTCGACGAGACCGAGCCGCCCGACCTCGCTGCCCTTCTCCGCAAGATCAACCTCGCGCCCAGGAGCTGAGCCCGCATGACCTTCGACATGAACGACGCCGAGCTGCCGCGCGGCACCGACCTCATCCCGGACGGCAGCTTCGTGAAGGTGACGATGGCGATCCGACCCGGTGGCCTCGACGGCCAGGGTGAGGCGGATCGGGGCCTGCTCAAGGCCGCCAGGACCCCGGGCAGCGACGTACGCATGCTCGATTGCGAGTTCACCGTGCTGGCGGGGCCGCATGCGCGGCGGAAGTTCTGGCAGAGCTTCACGGTGGCCGGCGGCAAGGTGGATGAGCAGGGCGTGTCCATCGGCTGGAAGATCTCCAAGGGGATGTTCCGCGCGATGATCGACAGCGCCTGCGGCCTCGACCCCAAGGACATGAGCGAGGCGGCAAGAGCGAGGCGGGTGCTGCGCGGCCTCGCCGACCTCCACGGCATCACCTTCGCCGCCAAGCTGCGCATCGAGCCGGCGAGCGACCCCCGCTACGGCGACAGCAACCGCCTCGACCGCGTGGTGCTCCCGGGGGAGCCGGAATACGCGCGCATCATGGCGGGCGAGGCGCTGCCGCCGGCCCCGAGCCAGCGCGCGCCGCGTCCGGCCTCCGCGCCCGCTGCGGCGGCGCCCGCCTGGGCCAACACGGGTGCGCCCCGGGCGCCGGTGGCGACCGCCCCGGTCTGGGCCACGCCGGCCGCCATGCCGCCCGCCCAGCCCGCGCCGCCACCCGCGCAGGCGCCGCTCGCCAACGGTCCGGCCTGGCTGAACGGCTGATGGCGGCATGGCGCGACGACGCTGGGCGCGGCCACGGGAGCCCCGTCCTCCGGCAGACAGACCCGCGCCGCTGCCGGGATGCACGCCGGCCGACCAGGTGCGCCGGCTCACCTGCGCGCTCTGCGGCCGGGAGGCGAAAGGCTTCGGCTACGTCCATGAGCTTCGGCTCGGCGTCCACCCGAAGCTGTCCTTCTGCTCGATGCGCTGCTGCGACGCTGGCAGTGCGCTGGCACGGCGGAGCGGCGGCGTGATCGACAAGACCCCGATGGAGGAGCGCGCGATCAAGGACGCGCGCCGGCCCTTCGCCGAGGTGCTGCAGGAGCTCGGCCTGCTCGCGCCCTTTCACGACCGCAGCGCGGCGGAGATCGACCGCCTCATCGAGGCCTGCGTCGACGGCTTCCAGGAGTCCATGCGCCGCCAGGCCGCGGCGCTGGACCCGATGTCGGACCCCATCCCCTTCTGAGGTGCCGGTGCTGCTCGACCTGAATCACGGCTCGGGTCTGGTGTATGGGCGCGACGATCTCCCCGTCGCCGACACCACGGCCCGCATCAACGCGCTGGTGGACGCGGCACTGGTCGCGCGCCACCGCCGTCAGCGTCCGCGCGACTACCTCGGCGGCAGCCGCATCGGCGAGCCCTGCGCCCGCAAGCTGGTCTACGAGATCACCCACGCGCCGAAGGACCGCGACCTCGAGCCGGGCATCCTGCGGGTGTTCGATGCCGGCCACCAGTTCGAGGCGCTGTCCATCCGCTGGCTCCGTCTCGCCGGCTTCGACCTCCGCGACCGCGGGCCTGACGGCGAGCAGTTCGGCTTCGCCGCCGCGGGCGGTCGGCTGCGCGGCCACGCCGACGGCGTGATCCTCGCCGGCCCTGATGTCGGCCTGCGCTGGCCGGCGCTCTGGGAGCACAAGGCGCTCGGCCAGAAGTCCTGGACCGACCTGGTCAAGCGCGGGCTGCGCCTCTCCAAGCCGATCTACTTCGCGCAGGTGCAGCTCTACATGGCCTACCTCGAGCTCGAGGTTGCGCTGTTGACGGCGCTGAATCGCGACACGCTCGCGCTGCACCACGAGGCCGTCCCCTTCGACGCCGCCGAGGCGCAGCGCCTTTCCGACCACGCCGTCGACATCCTGCGCGCGGCGGAGGCGGGCGAGCTGCCGCCGCGCATCGCCCAGGCACCCGACTTCCACCTCTGCCGCCTCTGTCCCTACGCAACCCGCTGCTGGGAGACGCCATGACCATCACCCCCTCCGACACCCAGCACCGCGCGATCGCGGCGATCAAGCACTGGTTCCAGAACGAAGCCGACCGGAAGCAGGTGTTCCGGCTGTTCGGCTATGCCGGCACCGGCAAGTCGACGGTGCTGCGCTTCGCGCTCGACGAGCTCGGCCTCGAGCACCACCGCAGCGGCGGCGACGGCGAGGCCTGCGTGCCCGGGGTGGTGACGGCCACCTTCACCGGCAAGGCCGCGCTGGTGCTGCGCCGCAAGGGCACCCCGGCCCGCACCATCCACAGCCTGATCTACTCCGTCATCGAGGCGACCGAGGAGGAGGTCGAGGCGGCCGAGAAGAAGATCGAGGAGGCGGCGGCGCGGGCGCGCGGCCTCTCGGGCTTCGAGCGCACCGCCGCCGAGGCGGCCATCGAGGCCATGCGGCAGGGTGTGGCCGACATGAAGCGACCGCGCTTCGCCCTCAACCCCAAGAGCGACGCCGCGCACGCGAAGCTGATCGTGCTCGACGAGGTCTCGATGGTCGGCGAGGAGATGGCGCGCGACCTGATGAGCTTCGGCAAGCCGATCCTGGTGCTCGGCGACCCCGGCCAGCTGCCGCCGATCCAGGGCGAGGGCGCCTTCACCAGGGACCCGCCCGACATCATGCTGACCGAGATCCACCGCCAGGCGGCGGAGAGCGCGATCATCCGCCTCGCCACCATGGCGCGGCAGGGCGAGCCGATCGGTTTCGGCCGCTACGACGACCACGTCTGGAAGATGCGCAAGACGGACGTGACGCCCGAGCAGGCGTTGCGCGGCGGCCAGGTGATCTGCGGCATGAATGCCACCAGGCTGCAATTGAACAACGCCATGCGCCGGGCTGCCGGCTTCGGCGAGGGCGGCTGGCTGCCGACCGGCCCGGACGAGAAGATCATCTGCCTCAAGAACCAGAACGACCTCGGCCTGATCAACGGCATGTTCCTCACGCTCTCCGACATCGTCGACGAGGGCAGCCACTACGTCTCGGCAGTCGTGACCGACGAGGAGGGCAACCGCATCGGCGCGCCGCAGGCCGACGGCAGCCGAGGCCGGCTGCGGATCTACAAGGGGCATTTCGAGGACCATGTCGCCTTCGACAAGCAGCGCCACGACCGCGACTGGAAGCTCAAGAAGGGGCTGACGGAGGCGACCTTCGGCTGGGCGATCACCTGCCACAAGGCGCAGGGAAGCCAGTTCCCGACCGTCCTGGTCTGGGACGACGGCCTCGGCCGCACGGCCATGGATCGCAACCGGTGGCTCTACACCGCCATCACCCGGGCCGAGTGGGGGCTCGTGATCCTGGCATGACCGCGGCCCCCATCGACCTGAACGACGTCGGCCCGGCGGGGCCGCTGCGCCACGACCTGGCGGAGATCCGGCGGCGCCTCGCCGCGACGGCGCGGGAGTGGCTGCCGCCACTGTTCCCGAACGCGCGGCGCTCGCCGGACGGCAGGACGCTGCGCTGCGCCGACCTCTCCGGCCGGGCGCCCCGCGGCGAGGGCTCCTGCGTCATCCACCTCGAGGGGCGCTTCGCCGGCTGGGGCTTCGATCACGCCACCGGCGAGAGCGCGGGGCCGATCGACATGCTCGCCCACGGCACCGGCGCGGCGGATGCCCGCCTCTTTGACGAGGCCGCGCGCCTTGCCCGCATGGATCGGCCGGCGCCGCCGCCGCGCGCGCCCGAGCCGAGGCCGGACCACAGCCGGGAGGTCGCGCGCATCCTGGACGGATGCGTTCCGCCCGCGGGGACGCCGGCGGAGACCTACCTCAGGGGCCGCGGCCTCGCCCTGCCGGACAGCCCCGACCTGCTGTTCCATCCCGACCTCGCCGACTTCGAGACCCGGCGCGGCTGGCCCGGCATGGTCGCGCTGGTGCGGGACGCGGTCGGCGAGGCCACCAGCGGCATCCACCGCACCTACCTGCTCGACGACGGCTCGGGGAAAGCGCCGCCGGGCAAGAAGATGCTCGGGCCCGTCGCCGGCGGGACGGTGCGGCTCGCGCCGATGCCCGGGGACGGGCGGATCGGCGTGGCCGAGGGGATCGAGACCGCGCTCGCCGCCATGGCCCTGTTCGGCGTCCCCACCATGGCGGCGCTCTCGGCCGACGGGTTGCGGCGCTGGCAGTGGCCGGAGGGCACCACCCACGTCACCATCTTCGCCGATGCCGGGCATGCCGGCATGCAGGCCGCGGCGACGCTGGCGGACCGGCTGAACCTGGCGGACATCCCGTCGCGCATCCTCGCCCCGCTGCACGGCGACGACTTCAACGACGACCTGCGGCGCGGCGCGACCGCGGCGGATTACGAGCGGCAGCCGGCCCCCCCGCCGGATCCGCCCTCGGCCGCACCAGGGCCGGCCACGGTCGAGGAGCTGCTCGCCGCAGCCGCCGACCTCACCCGCCCGCCCGACGCCGCGCCGCTCTCCGACCTGCTCGGCCGGTTGG